AGAATAATCTGTAGCTTTTGTACCCTTTTCTATTTTTAGCTTGTTTGTATCTACACGTGCAAAGCTAAAACGCATATATGCAGCATTAGAAGGAACTGGCAGAGAGCCTCTCACTCCAGTAGATTTATCTGCTACTCCGCTAATAAACTTTTTATTGCTATCAAAAAAACATGTGGCTGGTGCATTCCCCAGATTAGTCCATCCACTTGCCACATAGTTTGTCCACTTAGACACATCTATGTAGTCCGTTAAATCCCAATAGTTACCGCCATCTGTTATTATGCCGGTGGCTGTTATATACTTATTAGGAGTTACAGTACTCTTTATGAATCTATTAACTCCACCAATTTGTAGATTGTTAAGCTCTGTCTTAGTGGTGTAAGTTGCACTAACGCTACTCGTTATCTTATTTGCACTCTGTGTAATCGCAGAATTCATTTGCGCTGTCGTACTGTAATTGGCGAACTTCCCGTCAACTGTGTTTAAATCTGTCTTTGTCGCATAGGTATCGCTTACAGTTGTTTTAAAACCATTCAAACTCTGTTCAAGTTCAGAAGTCTTATTCGACAATGCAGTAACTGTCGAACTGTCAGCTTTGTTCTTAATGGTTGTCTGCATACTGCTGATGCTTGATGTATTACTGTCTGTTGTCTGTTTAATACTATTAACAGTGTTGCTTAAAGTTGTAACAGTGCTACTATCAGCTTTTTTAGAAAGCGTTTCGGACATTTTGGTTATAGTAGAACTATTTTCATCAACAGTCTGTTTAATCTCATTAAATGTAGTAGTACTAACCTTATTGCCCATATCAGTTTCAAGTGTTGTTGTTCTTGCTTTAATGCTTGACAGTTCTTCATCTGTGTTTGTTTTCCAGTTCGATATTTCAGTATTAAACGACTTAATACCTGTTATTTCGCCGTTGATATTGATGATATCCTGCAAAGCCTTTGTTACATCACTATCCTTAATCAGTACCCATTCATAGTTAGGTGCTTCTAATGTACCTGTATCAGCAAATCTGTATGAATATCCATCTGCACTTGAAGCCGGATTAACCACATAACAGATATCGCCTATATGTTTCTTTCTTGTGGCATCATCAGTCCAATTAACAGCCGGCTCATTATTAAGGGTAGGTATTTCTGTCTTTGTGAATGTCTCAATATTGCCGTCAATCTGACCTTGCAATTCTTCTTGTACTTTATCTAAGTATTCTTTAGTAGGTACTTCTTCTGACAGTTTATCCAGCGATAAAGAACCTGTTCCAATACGCTTTCCGTTGATTGTGCCTACTGTGATATTATCAGCATTAAGATTAGTAACTGTAATCTTGCTTGCGTCAATAGTACCAGCTGTCAGCTTGTTTGCTGAAAGACTTTGCACCTTTTCGTTTGTTACTGCACCATCTTTGATGAGTGATGTTGTTACAACTTGTCCTTTGACATTCGCAAAATCAATTTGTGCGTACTTTAAATCTGCTATGTCCGCCGTCAATGAATTGGCTTTTAATTGCGTAATTTCAGCATTAGCTGCCTTAAGACTTTCCACATTAGCATTAATGATATCTGCATATGTTGCATCTAATTTATTTGTTTTAAGGTTATCAATATCAGCATTAACAGCTTTGAGGTTTTCGATAGAAGCATATCTGATATCAGCTTCATCAACAGATAGTTTGTTGATAAGTGCTTTATTTACAAGTATCAAGTCGGCATAGTACCGTTCCATCTGCTTAGTAATAGGACCAGAAGCAACGCTTGTATTCTCCGTGTCAGATTGACCTATAGATGTAACAGTATCCATTAAGCCGCCGTCACATTCGTGCGTAATCTGCATTATAGGCACTTTGTAATCAACGCCACCTTTGTTGACAGTTATAATGTCACCAACTTCTAGTCGGTAGTCACCGACAAACTTAACTGTAAGCGGTCTAAATGTAAAACCGCCTATCTTTTTATATACTTCATCAAGAATTGCCTGCGTCATAAACGGATTGGCAAAACTAAGCCCAGTTGCACCGCTACCGCTAGTGATTGTGCTAGTTTCCTTATCGCCGGATTTTGTGTTATTACAAGTCAGTTTTTGTATTATGAAATCCTTAGATGTTGTGAAGGTAACGCCTTGCTGATAATACTTATGTCCGTCAAGTACATATCCACTATCCTTATACCACCTTAATTCAAGGTTTCCGTCAGCATTAATTACCGCATTACAGCCTTGTAACATAGCCATATAGCCGATAATTTCTCTGTAGGTATATCCTTGTGGCTTGTCGTTGATAGTATGTGCTGTGGTTATATTTGTTACTAAAGATATACCTAACTTACCGCATATCTCATTAAGAATAGCTTTATCTGTGCTAGGAAATGCCATATCAGAGAAATAAGGCATATCAGCCTTATACATTCTGTCGTATGCTTCATAACTTGTGTATTCTCCGTCACTTGTCTGCTTAGTAACTGTGAATTTTCCCAACTTAATATACTTAATTTCTGCTCCAACCTTAACACCCTCGAATATGGTAATCTCTTTATTTTCAAGGCTTATTGCTGGCATATAAATAGAGAAGGTAACACTGCTACTGCAAGTGTTACCTATCGTGATTTCATTATTGGGGTTTATCATGTTTTGAAACTTGAAATTGTTAAGTGTATCAGTATGTTCTTTTCCATCAACGACATACTTAGAATAGTATCTTGCACTGTTTCCCTTAACAATTTCCGTCATAGCTGTGTCTAATATCTTCATTCTACACCGCCTTTATTGCTTATAATTAATGTGATATCATAAACTCGATTGAGTATAATTTAGCTGGTGTAATTTCTTCGCATTTATCGAATGCGTCCATAGGAAGCATTGTCATGTCAGGCACTTCAATCTCTTGCTCATTGATTTCCTGCAATTCTTCCTGTAACTTCTTTAAGTTTTCTGATGTAACCTGATACTGATTATCGTTGATAACTGGATTACCGCTGTCGTCTTTGTCTGCATACTTAGCCTTAGTATCTTCTATGGTCTGTAGTGTCGTCTTGTACAATTCCTCTAATGCCTTGATATTGCACATAACAGCCATAGCAATTCTGCCTGTAGTCTTGTCATGTGATATGTTGCTCAAACTCTGAAATCTGTCTATTAACTCACTTGTTTTAAGTTTCATGTGGAACTCTCCTTTATTTCTGAATTAAACTTAATTTTGCTCCGACTATTAGTCCGTCCTCATTCTTTGCCCTTGTGAGATACGGATATGTCACATCTCCTGTATAGATTGTCATTTCCTTTTGTGTGCCACCTAAGAATAGGACTTGTGCTGTTGGGAATGGGTTATCTATGTCGCTTACTACATTATCAAGCAATAGTGCCTGTTCGCCTGTTAATGGCGGTAATTGAAGCTCTACTTTGTCTTTGATATCCACGATTGTGCCAACCATTTCTCCGTAGTCGTTTCTTCCTGTGTTCTTAGACCATATCTTATTTCTGCTGTATGTGTAGCCGTTATATGCTACTGGGAATCTAACCCCCTCAATCACAACTGCGTCAATCAATCAAACCACCCCTTTCAAGGCATTAAAAAAGGAATGCACCATTTCTGATACATTCCTTAATATTTCTATTGCATTAATTCAATTAGTGTTATATAATATCTGTGCTGCTTGTTTAAGCGGTATTGTGACTTTTGGCTGTCAGTTGTCGGGCTGACAGCCTTTTGTTTACCAAAAAATCAGCCCACATCTGTTACATACAAACCTATGCTGTGAATAAGTTCCACCTTGTTGGTTAATCTTCTCTTTCTTATTAACCAATGTAAACGGTCTTAAAGGATTCAGGTTAACAGTATATCTTGTCTTGGATTTTTGCGGTACAGTTGTTGTAATCTGCGTGTGAGAACAATCCCAACTGCCACATCTTGGACAATATACTTCAATTAAGCCGTTTTCTGTCGCTCTGTACACTCCTTTAAAGTTAGGATTTAGTGGGCGTTGAATTTGTGGTTGCTGTTTCTTCTTCACTCCTATTGCTTCTAGCATTTCGTTTAGTTCTTTTTTCACTGACATACATATTCCCTCTACTGTAATTCTAATGTTAATTTTATAAGTTTTTTATCATCTCCCAATGGCGTTACTTCTAAATCAACATTACTTTTATCTTCTAGTATATATATCCTTGCAACTGTAATATTTGTACCTGTCTGTAATTCTCTTGCAATATTATTGTATTCGTCAATGTCAAAACTAACTAACGGATAGTCAAGTTCTTTGCCGTTTTGAAAGCATGTAACATCATAATTATATGCAAAAGCCGTATTATCTTCTGAATTGTTTGCAAAGTCAAAATAAACAACAAGAACTTCTCTGTCATTGCTATCTGTAATTACTTCGTGCTTAAGGTATTTAAGTGTTGTATCATTATTCGTTGCTGTGTCTGTATCTTGCTGTGTTGCAATGGTTTGTTTCGTAGCATTGGTATTGTTACTGCTGTTACCACTTCCGTTACTAAAAGCGACTATCAGAAATAGTACAAACGATACTATTGCAAAGTAAGAACCTAAGTGCCTTTGTGACTTGTCGCCTTTACTTTTAATTAAATCCACAATAGCCAATATAAAGCCTATTGGGATTGTGAATATAAATAGTGCTGTGATTGCCGCCGCTATGCTTAGTTTACTGTCTTTTTTCTTTGCTTTCTTTTCTGTCATATTGTGTTACCCCTTTGCTTTTTATATATAGCAAAAGAATAGCACAATACTTTTATCTTATCAATACGGAAAGGCTGCTTGACCTGTCATATTTGTATAGCTGTTAGCTTTATCTTGTACCATTGTAAATAGCTTATCTGCGTCGCCTTGTAGCGTTACATTGATATTATTGCTACTTTCTGCCATAGCCGCCCTAACAGCATTGTAAACTGCCGGATAAACCGCATTAGCAATACCTTGTGTAATTTCCTGTTGGTTAGCTACCGCCGTTCTTCCATCCATAGTACCAACCATTTCAGGACCTACTTCATTTGCGACAAACAATTGCCCTTTGCCTGGGAATCCGCCGTTTGCATACCAATCAATACTGACTTTTGGCACTTTAGGCGGTGCAAGGCTAAATTCTCCGTCAATTTTAAAGTGTGGTGTATCAATGTGTGGAAATTCAAGTCCTAAATCATTCCACCACTGCTTAAAGCTGTTCCAAGCGTTCTGTATCTTAGCTTTAAAATCTTCGATAGCCACAGAAATGCGTTGAAGTGCTGGTTTGCTATCCCACCAATCTACAATATCATCCCATTTTTCTTGTATTCCTAATTTCATTCCGTCAACAGCGTCAACCCATGTTTCTTTTTCAAACCATGGTGTTACATCATTGTTCCACCAATTTACAATAGCTGTATTATTCCACCAGTCTGTAATTTCATCCCACTTTTCTTGCACAGCAAGTTTAATATCTTCTACAGCGTCTTTAGCTTTTTTTACATACTTGCTGTCTTCTATGCTTGCTGAAAATTCTGTAATAAATTTAATAGTAACAACCCCACCAGGAACAATTAAAGAAGCTAAGATACCAGCAATTCCCCATTTGTCATATATTTCTTGGTAAGCACCCCATAATAGCTTTATTGCAGATAAAGCTAAATCGATTGTTAAATCAGATACTTTTACTGCTATTTTACCTAAATTTATTCCTTCAATAAATTTAATTATATCTTTACCTAATTGCTCCCAATCTACGGAACTGATAAAGCCATCTGCAAAATCTAATGTTTTACAAACGGCTGTTGTAATTGCTTCTCCTGTTTTTTTCCACGGAACAGCATTTATCCCTTTGTTTATTTGCTTACCTGCGTAAGTACCTATCCCGTACCAGTCACCCTTTTTTATGGCTTTCTCTATTTTGTCCGCCCATTCGGTTGCTGAATTTTCCATATTTGCAAATGCTTTATTCCATGCCGCTTCATAATCAGCTGCCGCCTTAGCAATATCATCTGTTAAGTCAATACTGCTACCGCCGCCACCGCTTGAACCCTTGCTTGAACTTGTATCATCTTGTAATTTATTGATTTCATCAAATCCCATAAGGGATAATGTAGCTTTCTTAGCTGAATCAGCTACATCTTGGTAGCCGTCTGAAATATCTTCTAAGCCGTCTGATGTGTCTTTATAGCCACTTTGTCCGAAGCTCTCAAAATCAATCTTAACGCCCATTAAAGAAGCGAGGTTGACTAATAATCTTTTGATTGCAATAGTAACGCCATTTACAACCGGCATAACCTTTGAAAGAATTGGGATAAATAGCTGTCCTGCTACCATTCCTACCTCTTTCATATTGTTGCTGAACTGACGTAACATATTACTTGGAGAATTTATTGTCAAATTTGTTATCGTATAGGCTCTTTATCCTATACCTCTTATAGTTTCCTATAAGTTCAGAGTACATTATCACCCACGTTTTTACGTTTGGTTTGGTGGTAGCCACTTCCACCTCATACTGCCCTATATGCAGTAGTGTCGGACACTCTTGGGAATATTATATTTATTCAATTCCTACTCGTTACAATACTTAATAGCCTGTTCGTAATCTATTAAGTTATCTCGGTATTAGCATAGCTTATAGCCTTAGCCTTCACCGATTTTGCCCGATTGTCATAAGATGTTTCCATTCTTATGCAACACTTGGAAGATAAGTTATGTCATTAACTTTCTTCCGTTTATTAGCTAAATCGCCCCAAGATACTTTACTCTGGTCTAATATTGCCAACACTCTTAATTGCTGTTTTTCCATCTGAGTCATCTCTGATACAGACTTGGAAATGCCTAAGTTATAAGCATATGTCGCTAATGTAGCATTAGTAATATCAATACCATACTTGTACAACGCCCTTGATTGACCGATTAAGCCGCTTTGTAAGTTCTGTGCAACTGTTGAATAGTCCACATTAAAAAGCGAGCTTATATCGCCTGCAAGCATTGTCATTGACTTTGTTATAGCCGTTGTTGCTTCACCAGTCTGTCCTAATGAATTAGTAACAGAAGCTAACTGTGAAGCGTACTGTGTTATCTCTTGTATGTTAAGTCCTAAGTTTTTTGCTCCACTTTCTTCAAGCAAGCCACCTTGAACATTAACTTTCAATCCAGATAACTTTCCAAGAGTATCATTTACTCTACTTTGAAAACTTTCTGCGTATGCCGTAGCGTTATCATATCCGTACTTTTCATAATCCTTATCCCATTCTGAACCGATTTTACCGAACGCTACCGCTTGATAGTTAAACGCTTCAATGTAATCTGTTGTTGATTTAATAGCTTCTACAAGTTTCTTACTGCCACGAATTACCATAAAATAAGTGGCATAAAACTTACCTATCGCACTTGCTAAGCTCCAACTGCTTCTAGTTGCTGTTCTAGCACTTGTAGAAACGCCATACAGCGACTTTTGAAGTGAGTTTGAAGAAGTACCCACCTTGCTACCTTGGCTAGCAAGATTAGCCAATGCGTTAGTCATAGCAATAACATTACTACTTACATTAGGTGCTCTTGATAATGTGGTCATTAAGCCATTCAGCGCATTACCCAGTTTAGGGATATTCGCTGTGGCGTTTTCAATACTTTTACCGCCTAGCTTGCCAAGTGACTTTGCAAATTCTGTAACCTGTGTTGCGTTCTGTGGTATGGCTGATATGCCTGCAACCGTTTTTGTAACAGCTTCAAGTGATATAGCTGTATTAGCAAGTGCGGCTGAATCGACAGAGCTTATCTTTGTGATATTCTTGGCAAGTCTTGTAAAATCTGCTGTTCCTGCGTTCATATTCTGCATAGCAGAACCTAACTGACTAACGCCGTTTGCCAGGTTGCTTAATGATGAGTCATTAACAGTCGCAAGTGATGTAGATAGCCTTGTAAGCTGATTTATCAGTTTATCAACAGAATTAATAGCTTTAGTGGCAGTGCCGGTAATTTTAACTTCTAAACTGTCTAATTCCACGATTTATACCTCCGGCTTATCATTTTTAGGGTGTGTTAAATCCCAATTTGCTTTGCGTATTTTCATATTCAAGACAAACTCTTCTCTCTTTCTTTGTATTTCATCTTCGGTATTTTCTTTTTTGCTAATATCGCTGTAAATAGGCTTGTTTGGGTATTCAAGCTCGCCCTTGCCCCAAGCACCACTTCTAACACCTATCTTAATTGCTGGGAGTATGTAGTTACCTACTGCAAGCCATATATCTGAATCTATCCGTTGTCTTTCAAGTTTCTTGCCCTCTACAACAGCCCATAGCTTTTTAGGTGTCATTTTAAGAAAATCCGAATAACTGATACCTAGTGAACTGGCTAAGACAAAGTATTCTTCCCAGATTATTTTGTGGAAGTCTGCTTTTTCTTGTGGTCCTGTGGAACTACTGTCGGCTTCTTCTGTTCCTGTGTCGCTTCTTCCACATTGTTCGCCATTTCCTCTAACATCGCTGTTATTCCGCTCAACTCGAAAAAACCATCATCTTCCATCGCTTTCTTGATTTCCTCGAATAATGCTCTGTATCCGTAACTCTTATCTGTCTTTCTCTTCTCTGTAATATATGCTCTAGTGAGTTCCTTTGCTTCATCCATAGTTACAGGATTATTGTCAATACAGCCTGCATAGATAGCCAATATGCAAATCTCCGGTATATCTGCTGTCATATTTGCTAATCCGTCAAAAGAAGCCTGTGCGACGCTTTTATCCGTCTGTGCAAGTAAGTAAGAGCCATTTACTACACTAAACATCTTCTGCACTATCTCCTTGCATTCTGCTGCACCGAATGAGAACTCAACTTTGTATTCTTTTCCGTTTACATTAATATTCATCATAATTTTTACCCTTTCCCACCCTATCACCATATAGGGAAAGGTGCGGATTTTACACCGCACCTACCTTTTAAAATAATTATTCTGTTACATCATCAAGATATGATGTGTAGTCGGCTGTTTTGGCGTTTTCTACGCTATCCGACACAGCCTTTTTAGATTTAGTCGAATAGCTCATCATTCCCCCGATGTTGGGACAACTGCTGTATCTGTTCCTATCATATCCTCAATAATAAGGTTGATAGCCATTGTAAGAAGTCCATTCTGCTCCTTACTTGTAATTGGTAACTTTGATGGTGGCTGTGCCACAAAGAACTCTGCATCTGTAATGCCCGGTGTGATTTCCTGAAACCACATTCTCTTGCCACCAGTCAATTCATTGTAAGCTGTGATAACATCTTTCCATTCCTTAATTGTTGCGTCCGTCTTGTTAACTGTAACTGCAACTGTATCTGTAACTGTATCTCTGCCTGCAATGTTTCTTGTTTGCTTATCTTCAAGTGCCGAAGCGTCTATTGCTTCCGGTGTTACTGTAATCTCGTCAATAGAGTTAATTCTTGTAAGCAACTTAAATGATGTTGGCTTTGTGCCTGCTGTTGTTTCAACTCCATAAGAGAAAGTAACGCCCAGTGTACTTAATCCTGCTACTGCATCTGCCATTGTCTACCTCCTAAAAATTTGCAAAAAAATAAGAGCATTTCTGTTCTTTGTTACAATAATCTGTCATTTGCTCCGATTAACCGCCTAAATCGTGCGGTACTCTTATGTACTTTGTTACTGATTGAGAACTCTGGCATTGCGTTACCTTGAAATCTCATTGTCTTAAATGTATCTGTAATTATTGCCATAACCTTGCGACAGTCAGACTTATTTGTGTTAGTTGTAACATCTACTTGGAATGTTGCTAACAAAGCATTGATTGTTTGTCCGTCAAGCGTTTGTCCTTGTTCTACTGCTGGCAACAGATGTATGTATACTGTTGGAAATACTGCTTGACCGCTGTTTTCTCCCTCATTTGTTATAACTATTTTGGGATATGTTTTCTTAAGCTGTGTTAGGGTTTTAGCCTTGACAAGTGCTGTAACTGTACTCTCAAGGTCTGCCGCCCAATCGTTTGCATTTGCCATTAACTAAACACCTCTTTCGCTATACGCTTATACTGATTAACAATTTCCATTGTGGCGTTGTACATAGGCATTGTAGCTTTAACGCCGTGTGTGTAGTGCCATTGATTATCATTTCCAAGGTAATACCACCCATCCTCAAATGCGTGTATCTGCCCCGGATATGTACCTACGCCCAAGTTAAAATCATTAGCCTTAGGGTTCTCATTGCCGCTGTTGTAGTAAATACCTGCACCAAATTCAATCGCTAATAGCGTGTAAAATGGTTCTCTATCTTCTACTTCAACAGTTTTACCGGTAGCAATCAAAATAGCTTGGTAACCATCTTGAATAGGCTTTCTGTCAACTCTCAATGTTACTGTCCTACCTAATGGACTTTCATTAACACTCATAATTGCCGCTTTGTCGCCTAATTCTGCTAGTCGTTCAACAAGCAATTCACATTTATATTGCAAACTCTGCTTATACTGTTGTAGCTGTCTGATAGCTTCATTTACGGACTTTTCAGACAAGGATATATTAATTGTATGTCTTGCCATAAACACGCTCCTTAACTGCTTGCAAAATAGTTTGTCTTATGCTTTCGTTTATTGGCTCTTGCGTAGATGGAACTGTCTTTCCTTTAAAGATAGAACCAACTAACTGTTCATTGCCTGTTTGTATAAATAAAGAACCATTTTGGGGAAAGCCACCTGTCTGATACTTCGTATTTACCACCTACTTTACAACTGCTTTAAGCATATACTTAGTTGAACACAATGCCGGTTTCGTACCTACAATCGTGAAGTCCGCTGATGTTTCATCAACAAGACTGTCAGATGTGTATGTAGGCTTGCTATCAAGCCAGATAAGGTCGCCTTTTTGAACAGGCAACATATTCCTATCTGTCAGTAAAATAGCATCAAAATCAGCGGTATCAAAGCCGTATTCTTTACTCTGTGCTTCTCCACCGCTGAATGATATGTTGGCTTTGAAATCAACCGGCTCTGAAAAACCTGTTTTTTCTTCAAGGACTTTGGGTATCTTATTTCCCTCATCATCAAGATAAGGAATAAAATTACCTTCTGTGTCGGTGTATCCCTCATAAAGGATATTACCATCATCATCTCTTTCATAGATGGTGACATTTTGCCCTTGAAGCGAATACTTCATAGCCTGCTTATTAATGTCAAGCATTGTTCTTTACCTGCTTATAAATCTGATTTACGCCAGTACTTGATAATCCCGACACAATTCCTACTGCGATTGCATTAAGAATGTCATTTGCCGGAAAGTCCGGTATTACATACATACCTATAACACCTAAGATACCGCCTACAACACCTACGATTATAGGAATAAAATTATCCTTAATGTGCGGAATTGCCTTAGCTCCTAAGCCTATCAGATATGTTATTACAACGATTGCAACTACTGTTGATACTGATGTTATATCCATTCTGTTATACCTCCTTGTCATCATTAAGTCTTGTCTCTATGCCATCAATTCTGTGATGCGCCGACTTAACACTTTCTTCAACTTTAACTATCCTACTATCGTGAGAATTAAGTTCTTTCCGCATTTCTGTGACTTCGTTCTTAATCTCCGTTGTATTGTTGGATATTGCGTCAAGTTTCATATTTATTCGTGTGTTCTCTTTCACACGTTCTTCAAGTTCTACTCTGTCACTTCGTTTATCATTCTTAGAGTTGAATGATAAACTGAAAAATCCGAAAAAGACGGAAAAAGCAACTGAAATTATGCTTATAATTACTGCTATTGGCATTGATATACCGCCTTTCTAAATTAATAGGCACACAGCCCACCACCCTTAATGTGTGCCGCCTGCTACCATATCGCCGACATCAGCGAGATGGTAACGCACAATCTTCTATAACACTTTAGCAAATGGAAATACCCCAACAAATAAGCTGTCCCTATCTCTCCAAGTTCTGTTTACGCCATTCTCATTGTAACTTGCCATAAATGCTTCGCCTGCCTGTGAATGGTCATAGACCGCAAGATTAACGACAACACTTTCGAATTTCTTCAAATCTTCGGTTATCATTTCATCTGTGTAGCTGTCGGGGTAGTTTCTTCTTGCCTTTACATCTTCTGTAGCTTGCTTAATGAGCTGTTCGATTATCGGATTATCTTCTTTGCTATCGAACACTACCACATCAGATGTTGTATCATCATCGTTTGTGACAGTTTCGATATGAAATTGTTTAAGTCTGATTTTGACCTGTTCTAATGTGGTGTATTCCATAACTATCTCCTATAATCCTAATTTCTCAATTAACAGCTTCTTTAATTCTGCTCCTGTAAGTTCTTCTGCATTGTCTATACCTTGCCCTGCGGCAAATGCCTGCAAATCAGATGTAGACATACGATTTATGGTTGTTTTGCTATAATCAAAAGAAGCTCCAGAATTATTGTTTTCTGGAACTTCTTCGCCTGCGTTATACCATTTACCATTGTGAACTACTATATATGGATATTTCACAGTTGCACCTCCTACTCTTCGCTATGAACCTCATATACGAATGTGCTATCCATATTCTCATATGATGGAAGTACAACCTCTGAAGCATATGTTGACATCTTCATAGGTGGTCCATACTCTGTCTTTGTAGCGACTGTAATACCTACACCATATGTTGTTACATCAACATCAGCTACCTGTCTTGCTGTTCTTTCTTCTGGTGTAGTACCGAACCAGGTATTACCAAGACCGCCCTCCGGAAGAAGTGTAACCTTATCGTCTGGATAGAAGTACTGTTCCTTGCCATCGTCATCAATGTACATCTTATCGTAAAGTACGATAGTGAGCTTTGTTCTCTTCTGCACTACTGAAATAACAGTATCATCATCAACCTCGATAGTTGCTGTAAGGTTCTGTGCAAGAATTGAGTTTCTTATCTGTGCATTATCAAGCAGATACTGAAATGTGTTACTATTCATAAGTGCATATCTAGCAATCTTACCCTGCTTCTGTAACTTTTTTCTTGCATTGTTAAGGTCTGTAAGTGGCTTTGAATTAGCTGTATCGCTCCACATGCTTGTGCCGGATAACTTTGCGTAATGGTCTTTTGCATATGAACCATCTTTATCATAATCGTAAGCGTACTGAACGCCATCACTTACGATAGCAATTACCGGATGACCTGCATTTGTTGCAAGAAGTGACATTCTCATACGCTCTGGTACAACTTCTGCACCGCTTACAAGATTATTTGTATCGTCATATACGCTTGCCAAAGCACTTGCAAGATATGGGTCGTCAGCAGACTGAATACGCTCGATTTCAAGCATTTCTTCTTCACCAACTGTCATTCCCTCACGGAAAAATGCCATCTGTGTTTTTTCTTTGCTTAATCCCTCTCTAGCTCTAAGTGTTGGGATTGTGTCAAAGTTAGATGGTGCAAGTGATACTGGAAGTCCTTTGTGTGTCTTAATCCAGCTTAAATCAAGCCCCTGCTTCTTTCTTTCTGGAAACCACTGTAAGCCAAGATAAGGGATCTGATTGCTAGCGTTTTCTGTTGCCGATAACGCAATAGACTTACTGTCTAATACTTCATTAATTAACATCTGTTTACCTCCTGTTATTATTCAAATACAATCATTGGAAGAGCTGTCTTAACCGCCTCTTCATATGTAATGCCAGAATGTGTTTCTGCCACCTTTGTATTAAGATATGCTTTTTTAAGCAATACTCCCTGTGGTCTGTCCTCTGTTACATCGAACCTTAAAATGCCTACTACTGTGGCTGTATTGTCAGCCTTGCCGGTTGCTCCGATTGGAGTGCCTGCTTTGACAATCTTCTTACCCTGTGCATTTTCAGTTGTCACGCCGTCAAAATCAAGTGTTAATGGGATTGCTTCATTAGGCTCTCTCTTTAAAATCTGAACATCTCCTGCATATGAAGTCTTTTCATACTGCATATTCATTTCCTTTGCCATTTCTTACCTCCTGCTATTACTGAATGTAATGTGATAAAACGTCATTGTTCTTAGGTGCATTAGATATAAGGCTTTCTGCTATTTTTTCAGCATTTGTCTTATTGTCTGCACCACCTCTATTGCTGCCACCGCCCGGAATATCTTGATTTTTAGCAATCTCCTGTTCCTTAGCCTGTGCCGCAGCTGTTTCTTTTTCGGACATAATCTTGCCAAGTTCGGTGTAATCAAGGCTTCCATCATCTTTAACAACTGTCTTTGCCTGTTCAGCAGTAATCTTAAAATTAGTCATAGCTGCTTCCCTCTGGTCTCTGATAGCGTTAGATTTCTGTAAATCGGCTATCTGCTGATTAGCTGTATCTAGGGCTTTATTTGCCTTTTCAAGCTCTGTCAGATTGCCAGCCTGTATTTCATCAAGCTGCTTCTGTAAGTCATCTGCTGTGTCAGCCTTAGCCTTATACTGCTTTGCCTTGTTTTTCTCCGTAGCAACTTCTGAATTGTTCTGATTAAGAAGATTTGTAATCTGTTCATCTGTTGCTTCTGGAAAAAGTTTTAATACATCTTCTCTTGTCATAATTACCTCCGTTAAACACACGCTTTTGTTACCGCAGGTCGCTCCTGCTGTGTTTTCTGCTATTTACCGCATAGCTGCAAAATGTATAAAATAAAAGCAGCTACCGATTATTCGATAACTGCCTTATTTTGCTGATTGTTATTGAGTTGATTAACTATCTTTTGCGCTTTTTGTTCTTGTGCTTCCACATCATCAATAGCCTTATATATATTATCAAGATATGGTTTTGATAACAGGAATGTCTTTTCCGCATCTCCCCATAAACCAACTGTCTTAATCGCTATAAGTGGATGTATGCCGCTTTGAAGCAGCACTGTAAGTGTCTGTGCTTTAGTGTACATATTATCCTGTGGACTGTGATTTATCTGTACATCAAAATCTCTGACCGACAACTTTAAATCTTCTCCTGCAAGTCTCAAGATGTTAAGAACCACTACAGCCAGTCGCTTTTCACATGATTTAATAAGAGGGTCTTTTAATTTTGCTCTTGATTTTGAGAAATCCCATCCATTTCTAAGCTCAACCGCTCCCTGTGTGTCTCCACCTGTATTACCTTGTTTGTTTGGAATAGCCAATATAGATAAAGCATTGTCTACAAAATCCTCTTTGGCTACTTGGCTTTGCGTTTGATTAAGCTCCTGTGTCATAATATCGACATCAGACTTGTTATCTTTATTCATTGACTTAACAACCAATGCATGGTTTTCTTTCATTTTTTTAAAAGTCTCTTCGTCGACTTCACAATTCACGAACTTAACCCAATATTCAACAAACTGCTGTATGCTATCCATTCTGTTGGACTGCATATTATTGGTTGCATCAAGCATACCTATAATAAGTTCAATGTCAGAAAGTCTTTCGTGATTATTCGGAAATTCTACAATAGGGATTTCGCCATATGTATGTAGTTTTGCTTCAACTACTTTGCTGTCAACAATTCTGAAAGACATAGTGTCTGAAAATGCCATCTTATACCAGTTTCCATCTTCGTCTTTAAGTTCCTGCACAACAAGTATCTGTTCTTCAGTACTCTCATTATAAATAGCATAAGTATTAAGGGGCGTAGGTGCTACAATTCTGAATGGTACATCTCCTTTTTTAGGTTGGACTGCTTTAAAAGATGTTCCTGTTGCCGACTGCCACTCTCCAGCTTTAATATCTTTTTCTTGCTTATTGGCATCTGTCATAAAATCATTAAGTTTATCAACCGCTTTATTGATAGTTTCATCATCTTTGCGGCTAATAAACTGGATTGGCTCGCCATAGCTTTGTCCTACCTTGAATTGAACCCATTCATAAGCGTGGTTCTCGACAATTTTATTAATTATATCTTCATTAGACAGCTTGGTTCTGTATAAAACAGGTTGGTCGCCCTTGTAGTAATTCCACAGATACTTAATAACTGGCTTATTCCAATTAAATACACCTATAGTACTTCCAATAACCTTAACAACATTGTTAGCAGTTATTGTATCTACATTCGTGTATGCAATTTTTCTACCATAGCAACCTCTGACAAGGTCTTGAAAATACATTGTGTTCATATCTTGCTCCTAATAAAATGTCATACCGCTTGAACTTCTGCTATCCGGTATTTCTTTAATTTGAAAATTATCATCATCGTTCGGCACATACCAAATCCATTTATGACAATGTTTGCAAGCCAGCTTGTGTGTGTGCGGGTCTTCCTTATCTGCCTTAGTTAAAAACTTATGGCAGTTCGGACACATGATTGACTTATCTTTATTCATATAAAAATTCATATTTTTACCTCGTTGCATAACAAAAAGCACCATCACAATTAAGCAACGGTGCTTTCGATAAGGAATGTTTTGTTTATGAAAAACAGCTCTGTAATTTCTTACAGATACAGTATATCATTAGTGTAATATGACATTCTATGACATCTTTAAATATGTGTTACCATATTTTTCTTCAAATGCTTTAAGAGACTTTCCGTGAAGCCTAATAATTTGCCTCCATGAATATTTCATCTCCGTAGCGATAACCTCAAAAGTTTTCTTTTCGATATATCTTGAAAATAGGACATTATAGTAATCTTCATTCTCTATACTGTCTATTTGCCCTATGATTGTATTTTTCTTATCAATGTATTCATCTATCATTCTGTCAAGATTGCGTTCCATTTCATCAATCTTGGCATATGTAGTGCCTATTTTATCTGGGTCTGATGATGATAACACTCTTTCTTCATTCTTTACTGCCGATATGCTGCAAGAAAGCTCTCTAAGTTGTGCTATCTCTGTTAGCTTGTTATTTATCATACGATTAAGTCTACTGATTTGATTAAGATAATCCTTAGTTGTCATAATAGATTAATACCTCCTGAATGGATTTATAGCAGCTTCAACCTTTGCTGTCGTTCCTGTTCTCATTTCATTCTCGAATAAAGCAATAGAATCGGGTGCATCGTCATGCTTTACTTTTCCACTTCTTGTCATGGTCGTAAGCTCTTTCATAAACTTGTAATATTGGCTCTGCCTGTCCATTTTCTTAAAATCACGAAAATAATAATCTCGAATGATATTGTCTCTTGCGTTTTCCATTCGGGTTATTTTGTTTGAACAATTAAATTTAAACCTCGCACTGCATCTTCCACCTTGTTTTTTTACAATATCCATTACATCTCGTCCAAAATACTCTCCAGCACTATTACTCTCGAATGTAACTGTTTTGACATCATGTTTGATAAGCATATTTGCACATTCTGGCTTGGTAAATTGCGTTCCTGCGTTATCAAACACCACATCTACAATATAAACCTCGCTTCCATATACATATCCAATCGGCATTGAACAACTATCCTCTCCCTTATCTGCACTATCACAAGCTGCCATGATGGCATCCGGCTCTCTGTCAACAGGAAGTTCTTCGAAATAATTAAGTTCTTTTTCAGCAAACATACGCCCTTTTGCTTCAAATGGTTCTTGTTGAAACTCTGCCGCCCACGTTTCTTCCGAAACAAGTTTTCTTTCCTTTTGGTAATAACCGGTTGTGAATATCTTCCGCAATCCCTTTTTATCTTTTCGATAAATCTCCCAATTGCTTTCATCTGTTATTGGATCAAGTGCCGGAATCGCAACTTCTTTCCATCTCCACTCCAATTCATCAGCTTTATTTTGCAAAGCCGTAATTGGGTCATACAAGCTGTATTTCGTTCCCTGTATAATTATAGGAGTTCCCTCTAATCGTCTACCAAGAACATCATCTGTTACTTTCTCGCAAAGAAACTCTAATCTATCTCTATTTCGTGCTTCCTCATGGTTTTTAACGCAGTCATCAATATAGACAAGCACATTTGCTTCGGTACATCCTACGATTGCACCATCAATAGGTCTACAGGTAAATGTTGGGAAGATATTTTTGCTTTTAAGGTCGATTGATAGATTTTCAGCACTTTTGTAATCTTTTTCGCCTATCTTTGTTGCTTCTGGAAAAACGCTCAGAAACCGTTGATATGTGCTTTCTGTCTCAAATCCTTGTAATAAACCGCCATAAAATCGCTTAACAAGTCCTTCCCCTTTTCCAACACCGAATATACTTCCGTCCGGGTCGCGTCCCCCCATCATCTGTGCCAATTTCAAACCGCCTGTTGTTTTTCCGGTTCTTTTCGGTTGCGATACAGACAGAAAATCCAATTTTCCATCATAAATCTCCTGGTATGCTCCGACTACAGGTTGTAGCACTTTTCTTCTTGGAAAATAAAATCTTTTCCACGGGTCCTTTTCATCAATTTCAATGTAATAAAAAAAGCTATCCACAAGATAGGCTGATTCATACATTAAAACATCATAGAATTGTTGAAGCACTTTGTATGTCGTATCATGTTCTCCGGCATACACTTCTAAGTCTGCAACTCTGCCGCCTGTATGCTGTTTGACGTAGCTCGCTATAAGTTGTTTTGTTCTTGCCGATATTTTTAATCCATATTCAATGTCGTGTTCTGTTCTTAATGCAACCGCCGTGGCTTGCACATAGGCATCAATTACCTGTTCATCTATTCCATTTCTCTCTATGTAATTTTCATATCCATTGATTGTAGAAATAAGGCTCTGACTAGCCATAAGAAAAGCACCTCCACTTTTCAGCAAAGGTGCTTATAGACCTCTGCCTATAATTGTTTTAGGGTAGCGCCATAAATCACTTATATGGCGGTAATATTTATTATTTCAGCAATCATCTTTAAATGTTAGGATAAACATTTCTTTTAGTTGTGCATGCATATATCCCTTTTTTCTCCAGTAATAAAGAATAACAATCAATTACATCTTCTGCTGGGCATGCATATGTTTTTATGCCATATTTTTCAGCGGTTATTCTTTCAATGTGACATCCATTCCAACACCAACTGCCTTCAATTCCGATAAACACATCAGCCTGTGCTAACTTCTTAAGATTTTCTCCAAGATACCATATAGCCTGATTATTATTCTGTGGCGGATTATCCTCAATGTAGCTGTCGATAAGCTCTAACTCCTCACCCTCGTATATTTCAGCAATCTTTTTCATTTTCTGAATACTTTCTTTGATTTCTTCCTCTGTTCTGCCTTTCATTGGCACGCTTACAAATAATTTTTTCATAATATATTCCTTTCTGCTGATAATCAGCCATCATCGTTCTAATTCATCAATTCTGCTTTCAAGTACATTTATGTACTCTCTCATTTTTTGTCCGTCCTTTTCTGAAAGATACTCAACACCAGTAGTTCCTATTTCCCACGATATTTCTTTTAAGTGTTTGATTGCATTTTCAACTTTGTCATCATCACGATTAAGCTCTTCGCATAAGTGCTTAGCAATATCTTTAAACGGCTGTGGGTGTTCTGCTCTGTCTAATGCCTTTTCAAAGGTGTAGTCTTTCTTGTAATCCATAATAATTCCGACAGCTTCATATTTTCCAAGATTAACTCCTAAAAATCGGTCTGTGGTTGTGTTCCATATGGCATATAAGTTGTCTATATCATCTTGCAATGCAACTATTAACATAATCTCACTCCTTGTCCAGTTTATCCGCATACCTTGTCATTTCAATTCGTGTTCCGTTTTCGTCCTTTGTGTATACATCTACACATCTTGCGGATCTGCTTGTCATATCTCCAAGTCTTATTTCCGTTTTATCATCATCAAACTTGTAACACTCACGCATTTTCTCAATGCAGTTATTCATCTCTGATATTTTCATAAAATCACTTCCTATCCTTTTTGATAATCTCTCTAAATACATCAAGCATCCCTGTTTCTTCAAGCAAAAACACTGTTCCTGTAATGCATATAGATATCATAAGTGCCACAGCTACTATAATCACAATTAAAAACATAATCGTAAAAGTATTACTCATTCCTCATAAACCTCTCAAAATCTTCCATGCATTTACAACACAAGTCGTATGTGACATTTAAAATACCATTCCTTGTAATCGAATTTCCACACAATATTCCTTTTTTAATTTCTGCACCGCACCTATCGCAAGTATGCCATTCTTTGCTATGCTTCATCGTGAATTTCCTCCCAAACTCTGCAAAATTTCTTGAATGTTTTCTTGTCCATCAGTGAAGCTATTTCATGCAAGTTTGCAATGTTAATTTCTGCATCTTGCTCATATTGCACATCGGCAACAAGGTTTATATTGACCGCTGGAAAGCTTCCAGCATAATGTTCTATTTTATACGAACTGCATAGGCACTGTTCGCCATCAATTGTAACTTTAGCACATGCCTGATGTCCTTCTATTGGTTCTACTTTGAATTTATGTATATTACTCATTCTTACACCAACTTTCTACCACAGATAGGGCAATAAGCAATAGTCAACGCTCCTGCTCCGTACTCGCCTGCACTATTTGTAAAAACAAGAGCGCGGATGCCTACAATTTCCCGAATTTCTATTTTAATACCGGACGGTACTTTTCCGTTTTTATCCGGAGTAAGGAAATCCCAATCCGGTATTCCGATTCCTATGTCTTTGCATAAATCACACATACTTAGTCCTCTCTCAATTTTTCGCCACACATAGGGCAATAATTAATCTTTACGGCCTTAGTCATACCTAAAGGCTTTATATATTGGTTATCAAGGCAAGCAAATATATTTAGTGTGCTGTCCTCAATATCAACATATGCCTGTATTCCAGTATAGTAGCCCTCGTTGTATTTACTTTCTTTTCTTTCAGACAGCTCTTTTACCTCAAACGCTAAATTATGTTCATTAAATTTCTTTTCGCAAAATTCACACATATTACACCTCAACCTCATATTCCTTAAATTCCAATATCTTTAGGTATCTCAACACCTAGTTCTTTTGCCCTTTTAATACATTTGTCTTGTGGATAGATAATATGCGTTTTTGTATCTCGACAAGTTGTACAGTCTATCCCGGAACTATATTTTGCACATTTTTCTCTGTATTCACATATATCGCATTCGGTATTTTTCTCTTTATATTTTTGTGGCTTGTATTTCTTAAAATCCTTGCACTCGCAATCAAGTGATGTATCATTCCCTTTTTGGCATTCATAAACCGGATATTCTTCTCCTGTTTCTTCATCAAAATCAAAATCTTCATCACAATATTTACAAATTGAGCAATCTTTCATGTCACACCTCAAATCTTCGTAAATATATCCAAATCATAGTTATCTCTGATATAGTCAACAACTTCCTGTAATTTGTCCTTTACAAATTCATCATTAGCAATGTCTGGGTGGCTGCAAAACAGACAGCTATCTTTCTTTCCCTGTGCCTTATACTTGCGGTAATTAAATGTCATTGTAAAAAGCGGTATTTCTGTCAGATTCTTTGTCTTGTGTCTTATCCAGCAGTTAATAATTCTCTTAATCATCATTCTTCCCCCATAAATTATCTGGTAATTCCTCGCCGCCATAAATCTTGTTAGCGTATTTCTTAAATGTCGGTACGCTACAACCTGCTACTTTTGCCGCCTTTACCTGTGAAACTTGCCCCGATACATAAAGGTTAATTGCTTCATAAAACTTATCTTTGTTTAGTGGATGTACACCCATAGCCATAATAATTACTCCTTGTCTGTTTTACATCATTTTCTGTATCATAATTGCCAATATACCTGTCAGTAAATATATTATTATTGACATTCCCTCTTTAACAGCTGTTGCAATAGATATATCTTCTCTTTCAATGTATTTGATGTTGTAATAAACCCATATCAGTAACACTATGCCTAATATTAATTTCATAAACATTGTTCCTTTACATCTCTATAAATCTATTTGCCAGCTTGCTAAGATATTCAGCATTGGCAAAATGTGTTATTGAGTAGTTGGTGCTTTCTCTATGTTCTCTGATGAAGTGGTCGTTAATCATTCTCTGTAAAACCGTAATGCCCTTATCGTCTGTTTCGTATATAGCGTCAGCGTCGAAATGTCCGTGTTCTGTATCTGTAATAGTTGATAAGACAAAACTTACATTCTTTAATGTCTTATCTGTAAGTATTGGGTGTACTTTGTGGAAATAGATTTCATATAGCTGTATATAAGTCTTAAATCCGTCTTTAACACAATCACATATAGCTGAATTATCTATGTTGTTGTCACAGATGTTATTGAACCTATCAATCATATCTTTTTCTTTAAGCAACATTTCATCTCTTGTGACAGCTCTTGCCGTCGGTTTCTCTGAAAACGATGTATGTACCTCTCCATCAATGTTAATTGATGTATTATCCTTATTAGTAATCTCTGAATTATAATCTCTGTTTATATTCTCTGTAGTAATCTCTGGTAATGGTCTGTTGTTTTGTCCTTCTCGACAGGTCATTTTGTCCTGTCGGTCTGTCATATTGTCTTGTCGATTTGTCATTTTGTCCTCATCGGAATTAAATTTATCCACAAGCTCTTGTAATTTTTCAGTATCTATTGTGTACCACTTTGTTTTATCAATGGCTAATTTATTATAATTAGCTGATATAACCACGCCTTTATTTTCAAGCCTTGTGAATGTTCTCTGTATCGTTTTCTCACTCCAATATGGAAAATTATTAATTCTCCAATCACTGTATGAGTTGTAAACCCAATATTTACCATCAACAAGGTTCTTTTCAGCTTTTTTATTAATTTCTATCCAGTAATTTAACTGATTAAGCACTATTGCTTCGTTTAAATCTCCTAAAACAAGTGCTAAATCAGTATTTACGATAAGCGTTTTTGATTTGTCAATGAATAATTCTTTAAAATTCATAAATTACCTCCTGTGAAAGATAACAGCACTCCGCTTGTGCTTAATCTGTGAATAACAAAAACAACAAACAGGCAGTCACAGTTCTGCTTTTCGGTAGCTAACCTAGTTTGTTGTAATCGGATAGATAGGACTTGAACCTATGACTACTTGAATAAATCAAGCGTTACTCCCAACTAAACTACTATCCGTTGTACAGTTTCTTGTGTTGGAAAGTATTTATGGCACTTCATTACACTATCTGCCATCCTGTTCGCAAATCAACCAACACAAGCATTTTAATTATTCAGCAGGGAATACTGCAACGCCTGCTTATTCGGGAGCTACCCGACCACTTGATGTGGTGTGGATTTGAACCACACATGAGATTCCGTCAGTTAGTCTGCACCTACGAATAGGGATAAATGGATTTTTATTTTCTAACGGATTTATTGGTGTAATTGCTTACAGCTATTTACCAGACTTGTTCTAGCAATCCTTGTCGCACACCGTTCTCTTAACCATCAATTAGCGTTTACCCATTCCGCCACACATCAACTCACATACGGGTTGGTTTTAGGATAATACAGGTAACCAACAACTATATTTCCATTTCACTTGTATGTGAGAACGCCGACATCGTGAATCGAACACGAACAACATTTCTGTTGGATAGCTTAGCAAGCTACTGGAATACCTTTATCCCATATCGGCAAATACCGCCTGTAACGGCTATCAAGAAACAAGAACAGAAACAATAAAATATTAGGGGTGTTTTGATAAGGAGTGCTTCTTGATAAGCTGATTTTCACATGGCTATGTATATACACGCCAAACCCTCTCAAGCGGTCTTGCACCGCTTTTAACTGAACAAAATCCAAAGAGGTACATGAAAGGAGGACTGTTCTGTGTAAAATGCAAAAACACAATAATGAACAGCCAAACGAATAAAAGGAAAATAAACTACCCCTGTGAGACTCGAACTCACGATAACAGAATCAAAATCCGGTGCCTTACCACTTGGCTAAGGGGCATTAAGTGGCTATTCTGACAATTCTATGTATTTGTCAATGTACCACTTAGCTTTTTTAATATCCTCTAAGCCATTCTTGTTATTATGTCTGTAAATGTACTTAAAGGCATTGCATAAGCAAAAGTTCTTAACGGCTTCCTTGCCCTGTGTTTCCAACATAACATCTATACATTCAAAGCTGCCAGTCTCATAATGACTTGGATGATTAACATTGTCATTTACCGGCTTTTCGTTGACACTAGGTGCAACATCTTTAAGTGGAGTAAAATTGTTATTTTTCCCACCATTTACAATGCAATCATTACATGGTCGCTGATTGAATAGTTTCAGCTTACTTTCACAATTAAGGCACATATTTATTATATTTCTTGATTTCATTAAACATCACCTGCCTGTCTGTGATTAGCTCTGTAAGTATCAAATCCCTCTGGGTATCTTGCTTTCAGTTTGTCAACATTAATCTGCATGATTTCATCAAGATTAAACTCAAATGAATCGCACATTAAAGCTAAATACCAACATACATCGCTGATTTCACACTTTAAATGTTCAACATCTAATTGCTTTTCATGGAAAATCCATTTCTTAAGCATGTCGTTAAGTTCTCCAACCTCGCCAGATAAACCTAGTGCAGCATTGATAACACCGCCCAGCTCAATTCTTGGTGTATCTTCACCACGATTGCCTATCTTTAAATCATCAATCTTTTTCTCAAGCCTATCTGTAGACTTTTTATCGTTAGTACGCATGGCTAAAGCCTGATACTCTGCTCCCTGCATTTCTAACTCCTAACTCTTTTTATTTTTTAAAATTTTTTGGAATTTACTCGGCTGAATTAGCCGTTTTGATGTGTGTATTTATTGAATATCTCGTGAATAATTAAGATGTGTCTATTATACACCTATCTATCAGATTTGTACAGTAGATTTATTGATTATATTATGTGAGTTATTATCAAAGCTATATATTAATAAATATAATGGTTATTTTATATAGTTTAATAAATTATTATTGGTTGGTTATGTATATATAAATATATATAATAAGCCTTTTTATTTTTGAGAATATTTGAGCGACTTAGTTAGGCTCGCAATGCGTGTATATATAACCCCCACGCCATGCGCTATACATTTTGCACAATGAAATCAGCCAGAGCGGAGCCATTGCACAATGAATAATTATCATGCAATTGCTGTCAATCCGCTTATTTACTGGTTTTATCGTGTTTTTGTCGCTCAAATGTTCTGTTTCATCACTTCGCTAAACTCAACTTTAGCGAAATCATTGCATAATATGCAAAAGTGCCGCAATTCGCTTGTTTACTGGCTTTGCGGGATTCCTTGTATATCTTGCACAATGATTTCTTGTTGTGCAATTTGACGAACATTAGAGCCTTGAGCGTTTCCGGATGTGCCAAGCTGCGGAAGCTCTGACGCGGTCTTAATAACTTTCGCGGTGCTTTCTCTGCTAACACCGGGAAGATTCCACGCATAATGTCTGTTAAGTATTGCAAGGATGCCGACAGGGTTTTTATTGCCGGTTGCGAGCTTGTTTGATAAACTTTCTTCACGAAAAATGCGCAGTTTTTGCACGATGTCGAAGCCTTTTGTACTTAGTTTTCTTTCATCTGCTCCCCAGTCCATTAATGTATCGTAATTAATACCAGTTAATAAGCTATATCCCATTATGCTACATTCTTTATCATATACAGAACATAAATAATAATATATATATAATATATACTCTAATTTATCATAATCATACATATAAAAATTACTATCCATTATGCAATTAGTATTATTTTTATTAATATTCTTATTTAATTTTAATATACTTTTATCACTAAAAACATATTTATTTATATACATCAGGGCAGCGTTCCATCTGCTCTGTGGTTCTTTTGTCATGTCTTCGATGTTGTGTTCTTCACAGAACTGTGATAAATACAGCTCTATGTCATTTTGAAATACTTCGGGCGTGTCTGGTGTTTCTTGCACTTTCTCCATCTGTTCCCCTTCCTGCCGGAGCTTATCCAGCTTATTATAATATATACTAATAACATAAAAATAACCCGATAACAATATTAATATTATCGGGTGTAAATCTTATATATTTAATTATTAGCAATATAATAACACAATAAATATAATTAATCAATAGGCATTAAAAAAGCGATGTATAACAATATACACCGCCTAAATATTAATATTAATTGTTTAACAGTTCTTCTTTTAACCCATCAGAATATAAATATTCATTCATTCGCCGGAGCTGTTCCAGACTTTCAACTTCCACAGCTTCAAAACTATATGGGCACGCCATCCCGTCATATGACTTTATCAAATATGCTTGTAAGTCGTCTACATCTTGGAGCTTTTCCCACTCTTCCCAATTAGTGACCGCCTCTTCCTCCTCTGGCTTAAAAAGCTCTTTTAATTCTTTGAACGTGTACAAAACGCATTCGCTTTGTGCGTTCCTTTCGTTCTTGTCAATAATCGTATATGCTTTCATATCATCCACCTTTTAACCTTTCTTAATTGTTTTCCTTTTCACATTCAAACCCGAATAAAATATCATTCGCCAGCTCTTCGCTTATTTCCTCTTCTGCGATTGGCTTTCTGTTTTCTGCTCCAATCACTTCATCAAGATTTGCGTCTATGTCTGCAAGCGCCTTTTCTCTGTCAAATCCAAGTTCAACAGCTTTGTTTAATAATTCAATAGTTTTCATCTTGTCCACCTTTCAACCTTTCGGCTGTCCTTTCTTAATTTGTACAATTATAATATCACATTGTTATAACTTTTACAAGTGATATTTTAAAATATTTTATAATTTCTTTTTTAGTTCTCTTTCTTCTTCGGTTTCCTCATATATAAAGAGGTCTTTCGGCTGCATATCCAGAATCAAACAAAGATTATTTATACTTTTAGCATTTATATTTGTGTCCTCGTTCTTTATCTTCTTTAGCGTGTCTTGGCTCAATAATCCGCTTGTTTTGGCTTTGTATGTATTAAATCCAGCACGCTCCAGAGCGTCGCCGACATTAAAGCGATATTTAAGCATTGCAATAGCTCCTTTCTATATTGTTTTATTTGTTTCTTATAATAATATAGTAGGTTCTAAAAGTCAATAAAAATATTTCTTAAAAAAGTTATAAAAAGGCTTGCGTATTTCTTTTTAAAGTGATATTATAATCTTGTAAATAAAAAAAGGCGGTTGCAATCCTACCAAGACACACAACCGCCACCAATCAAAAAAGAAAGGTAGCTATATTATAGCACAGGTAAAAGAAAATGAGAAGAACAAACAGCAAGGAAGTTAAGGCAGCAGTTAGAAACTACTTAACAGAAGTTGCACAGGGCGAAGAACTTAACACAATTAAGGATATCAAGGATAAGTTCGCAAATGAGTACGGATGGGCAGTTGCAAGACTTGGTGAGCGTAACGCTTGTATAGAATGGCTTAGAGGTTTAGGCGTTGGCGTTGATTATAGTTATTACGATATTATCCAGCTTATGGCTAAATGGTTAGACGAAAGCACAGAAGAAGCTGAAAAATGGCTTGATAAGCGTGGCGATGGTCTTTATTGGGATTTATTAGCAAGGGAGATTTTAGCAAGCAAATAATTAGCAAGGTCGGCTTTTCCGGGGTTCGAATCCCCGGCTTGCTTTTACCCGGATAACTGGGAAATTTAATTATAGAAAGGATGGTTTTTATGAATTACAAAAAGCACGCAAAGCACATTTTGCGTCAGATAGAAAAGGCATTTGACAAGGCGGACAACGTAAAAGAGTATGAAGAATTATGCGAATGTATTTATTTGTCAGATTGTAAATTTGATTACAATACATTTTTGAAACTTAAAAAACTTGTTTTTTAACCGCCGCAGAGGATGCCAGCCGGACCGATGCCGGCGGCGGTTTTTCCTGTAAAGGATAATATTAAAATATGGAGGTGGTACCGTGAAATATGTACATTGGTTAAAAATTGACGGATATTCGAAACTTGAAGAAACTGCTTTACAATTTCAATCTATTGAAAATTATTTAAAAGCCTATCCAAAGGCTAAAGCTATGTTATATCAATATGATAGCGGCTCATTTAATTGGATAGTGCGTTTAGAGTGCGAACAGTGTTACAATGATTTAGATTTAGACGTCAATAGCAGCTCAACAAGATTAGAAAGATTTTCATCTAAACCAAAGAACATAGGAAGAGAAAGAATTTTCAAATTTCCAGAACATTACAAAAAATATATTGAATAAGGGCGTACAATCTGCGCCCTTTTTGGCTTGCTGTGGTTTGGTTGGTTCGATTCCAGCCGCAAGCATTCCCATATTAATAATAATATGGTATAATATTATAATATTGAAAGGTGGCATTTTATGTATTTTTTAAGGTTTGGTGAAATCCCCAAAAATGAAAAATCTATCAATTTTCTAAAAATGACAAACGACCAGAACGACGACTTTACATATGCATTCGATGTATACGGATATAATGAAGCGTTGGAATGTGTGCCAGAATGCGCATATGAAAAAGGCGTTTCTTGCTTTGATTTTAAAAACAATGTACCGGTTCTTGATTCTATTGAGCTTTTACGCTCTTTTTGTGCTAGAATAAAAGATAAATGTTATATTATCGAAGCTAAGCAGATGAGCACAGGTAACGACGGCGAGCCACTTGTTAAAAATGTGCAGATTATAGAAGAATGGCAAACAACAGAGAAAGAACGCGCACAGCTTGCGCATAATATATTATGTGCCATGTTTAGCAATGTTAAAAAGCTGTCGGAAGATGATTGCACGAATTATATATTGTACAGCTTCACAGACTGGAAGACAAACAAGAAAAGTTATGTTTTTAACGGCTTTGAATATTATAATTGAAAGCGTTTTGAGGCTGTTTTATTTTGTAGGCTTATAAATCTACATCGGCGCAATAAAACCGCCGTACAGGGCAAATCGCAAAGTCACAACGCCAAAATTGTAAGCCGCACCTACAACCGCAAAGAATCAGCTGTACACTTTAGCTTGTTAAAGTTCTAAAGTTTTTCATCAATTTTTCAAGGCAAATCTAAACGAAATCGAGGTCAAAATCTGATAAAAGTTTTCAACCGATTTTTGGATTTCAAAATTGCATATGACGGGGGTATCAAAATTTTTGCATTATATTTTTGTGGGAAAATTTTTTCAATTTTTTTAAGTGGGATTTGAACGAAATCTGCACCAAATTTTGAGATTTTTTAAAATTGAAATTGTGAATACAAAAAGTCAACCCACGGGGGTAAAGAAAAATTTTACCTATATTCCGTAGGGTTTAAATTAATCTATAAAAATAATCGGTTTATCGTCATCAAAAAGATTACTAACAACTTCCTGTTCTTTATCTACTAAGTAACAAGGAACTTTCTGGAATCGTCTAAAACCTTTGATAATTTCATATTTGTTATTAATTCTATATATAGTTCCTGCGAAATTGCCTTTATCAACAGGAATATAAGATTGCGTATCTAATGGAGCTGATATAGGTTTGTCAAGTTCCTTAAGTTCTACAATATCTACTGCTTCAATCTTGCACAAATCACCATATTCACCCAATGATGGATATACTGGCGGATTTAGTAAAGCATGGTATATATCATCTATGTCACTATCATCAGCTTTGATGTATATAGTTGTATATAAATCAACTAGCATTAGATGATATTTAACTGCATTGACCCAACCTGTATGACTTCCGTTTGCGTTATCTGTTATGACATCCCAACGATTAAGCATTTCATCGCTAATTTTGTTGAAATTATAGCCACCGTGCCATTCTTTTTGCACCTTAGTATTATAAATTCCTTTGCCAGTAACAAAATAATCTAATTTATGATACATTTTCCATTGACACATTGAATGAATAAACCCATTAACTGTGCTAAATGGTGGCAAAGGGTAGCAATCTGCACCTTTTGGTGCTGATGGATTATTGAATCTAGCCATTTCTTGATACATTTTTAATCTTACAACTCTCATAATAAAACCTCTAAAATAAAATAAGTTGCACCTATACAAAAATGTATCAATGCAACTTTCCACTATGGTTCTATTAAGGTAAAATGATATATTAATTATCAATTGTTTACATCTATTAAATAATAGCATTTTTAAATATTATTGTCAACACAACATTTTTCTGTATAAATCAATGCTTTACTTGAATACCGGCATTGACTAAGCTCATATATCAATAATTCTTTTGTCATAGTCGGATTAGTCTTTTGAATTATCTTTAACAGTTCATCAATGCTCATTATCCCACTCTCCTAACTGCCCCTAAAACCATATCAACAATGTCAAACACTTCGTCCCCATAAGTTGCTACAAAATCACACAATATCTCCTCTTGTTCGATAGGCAAATACACATCATAGGACATACAGATTGCGTGACATACTTCATGTATCAGCACTTTACGCTCCATAAATCCACGCAAGGCATTTGACAGATAAATTGTATGTGTATTTCTATCAGTTACACCTAGCACAGAAACATTGTCTGACCGCTTTAATTCACCCGAATTTGAATTTTTATATTGCACTTGCCACATTGTACCATTGATTGCAAAAAACATCTGTATGCCCCTTTCTGAATAAAACAGGCTATGAATATTGCTACTCATAGCCTTTAAAATCAAATCTTAGATACAAGAGTGCTTAACTTTGTTCTAAGCAAATTTTTCTCTTCTGCTGACATATCGGCAACCATATCTGTAATGTCGCTTGCAAGTTCCTTAGTGTAGCTGTCAAGTGACTTCATCTTATGCTCCTTATCCTCTGGCGTATTAGCTTTGTGCATTTCTTTAGTTTCTGTGTACATTCTCTTTGCCCTGTCGTAGCCACTTTCAGATGTATGTGTGGCTGTAGGCTCTGTATAGTACATTCTTCCGTATTCTCTATCCATATCCCTTTCTGGGTACATATGCATATAAGGTGGTTCTTCGTATCCTCTTCTGCCTACATAAGTACCTTTGCCTTTAGGGGCGTATCTGCCAGTAGTCTTGTATCTGTATTCATCATAGTATCTTCTGCCACCCTCTTCACCATATTCAGCTTTAAGGGTTCTGAGAAGCTCCTTGTTGTACTCTTCTTCCTCTTCATCAGCTTTCTTCATAGACTTAACGATAACTGCCTTGTATTCTGCTTCACATAAGTCCTTAATCATATCCACAGCTTCTGACATTTCCTCAACGTTTACATTTTCAATACCCTTATCAAGTTCAGATAGTGTCTTTTCGGTAAGGCACTCAACCATTTTGTGTATTCTTTCAATATGCATAGTTGTTTACCTCACTTTCTTAACCTATTCTGCTGATTGTGATATTTGCATTAGCAACACTGATAGCCTGTGTAGATGTATTCTTAACAGAGATTGCCTGACAGCATCCGCAAGAAAGCCATACATCTGTAGCCATAGAAACATTGTTAAATGCTTCTGCCGCCGCTGGTGTTGAAATTGCAAGTGCTGATAAATCTGGTTCGCCCTCTATCGCAATCGCAAGGGATATAGGACCTGCTGTAGCACCTGCCGGTACTGCAATATTTCCATTAAATTCTACTCTGTACTTTGCCTTGCAAGTGTTAGTAGCACCTTTGAGGTTGATTAATCCGCTTCCTGTTCTGTGCGAAATATATCCTTTGTTACATACAGACGTTGGTGCATCTGTAAATAATACATTTCCATTTACCGCAACTGTCTGTGTTGCAACATTTGAAAATTCAGCCATAATAAAAACCTCCTTATTTCATTTCTTCTATTGTTTTAGGTTTCTCTTCTTTTGAAGTTTTTACCCCCATTGAAACCATAGACTCTTTAAGCAATTCTGTATAATCTTTCTTTGCCATCTTATCTACTGTATCAGAAATTTCTGATACAGTTTTTAGCTCATAGATATTAAGCTTATTAAAATCTATGCTTTTAATTGCTTCTATAAACTTATTTTTTAATTCTTCCATTTTAGAAACCTCCAGATAATTAAAATAAGGGCAAGCATTATAGCCTGCCCTTTGATTATAAGTAATACTGCTTAGCAGACATAATCTTTCGAGTTTTCTTTCGAGTTAAACTCGATACTTAACTCGATTAAATTGAGTTAAATCAAGTTAAATTGAATTAAGCCGAGTTAAACCAAGAATTAAACCGATTAAAATTGATTAAGATACTTGTTAATTATTCAGTTGTTTAGCATCCGCAACCTGTATTGCATCCGCATCCGTAAGCATATCCGTAAAGGTTGCTTGCCGGGAATGATGGAACCGGTGTAGGTCTTACAGCGTCAATTATCTGATTTGTCTGCGCTGCCATTGTGGTAGTCAGAAGTGCGTTCTGTCTATCCTGTGAAGCGGCTCTGCGTAAATCATTATTCTCTGCCTGTAATGTAGCTATCTTGTCATTTGTCAGGAAATCAAGAATAGCTCTCGTTCCTGCCTGCTGGCTGTCAATAATATCTCTTGTATTATTGTTCATTGTGTTCTGCAAAGCGCAGGTGTTAGTTGCCATATTGTAGTTTACACCCTGAATAGCTTCTCTTGTCTCGCAGCAGCAGTTGGCAAGCTGTGACTGTAAAGCGTTTGTATTCTGCATATTAGCGACTGTATCAGCGTTAATAGCCTGCTGGATGCCGTAGCCTGTCTGCATGATATTTGTGTTAATGCCGTTAAAGCCTGTAAGCATACTGTTGTTCATAGCGTAGAATCCATCGCAAAGTCCGTTGGAAATGCCATCTAACTTGCTGACAACTGCCGAATTGTCGAAGCCTCTCTGAATATCAGCCTGTGTCGCATATCCCTGTAATGCTCCACCATTACCGCCAAATCCGCCAAAGCCACCGCCCCAGCCACCAAATATTGCAAAGATTACGACAATGAACCAAAGCCATCCGCCATCTCCCCAGCCATTGTTATTACTGTTGCCATCAATATTTGCAACAAGTGGCACGCTGGCACAATTTGAATTAAACATATTAGTTACCTCCATTAATTTATTCATAAAGATGTCACCCAGGTAATTTGCAAAGACATCTAATATGCTATTAATTATTAAATCTGCTTTTTATCTGATTAAATACATCATCTGCATTTAATCCTTTTTCCTTACATAAATTTCTAGCCATCTGTTCGATGCCTTGCATATTGCCTTGCTGTGCCATTTGTATTGTATTTTTCATCATTGGGTTGCTCATAAGCTGATTATTGTTCGCTATCTGCTGCATGAACTGTTGAGGACCGCCTCTCATCATTTGAAAAAGGTTAATTGGATTCATTCTTCATCACCACCCTTGCTTTGAGTTTTTGAAGCTTTTCTCTGTGTTCCTAAAGATTTATCAAATCTATCCTCTAACTGCCCTATCTTCTCTGATAGTTCATCAAACTTATTCATAAACAGCTCTGTGCTTTCGTCTGACAGGTCAAATTTCGATTTTTTATCATTAGATGATAAATTGTTAGAGTTACTATCCAAACAAGGCTTATAAGTCAAAATGCGAGTTGTACAATTCGGTTGCCATTGCTTACCATAAATTTCCGTTCCGTCAGCCTTTGGGAAATAATAAATATTGCCATCCATAGGAATATCTACAGCCTTGACAGCCTCTATACTATCAACAATTTTCCCCATAACATTCTGTTGTGATGTTCCCGGCATTTGTGTCGGTAACATTTGCTCCTGTTGCTGGTATCTCTGTATATTTGCCATAGGATTGTATTGATATGTTCCATATTGCGGTACATATCCATTATTCATCATGGGTGTTGTCTGATAAGGATTGTTTATCATCTTCTACCTCCTCTAAAACTTCCTCGATTGCGTGGATAACAAGAGATAATGTTACTAAGTCAAGTTTCTGTAATTCTTCTTTGCTTAAGATTTTTTCTCTAATTTCATCCGAAAACATTCGCACTACCTCTCTTTCTGATTATATTTTGGCATAAAAAAAGACGGATTAACCGCCATAAATTAGACAGTTATCCGCCATTCTAAAGCAAAAAAATAACGCCCCTACGGCGTTTACAAACATTCTTTGATTACTTCTGTGATTACCTTTTGATTTTAAAAGAAAAATGATGATATCCAAAAAGCTCCTTTCATTCAGTATTTATGCGGCTTTTCGAGGTCGCATTTTCTTTTTGTCAGTCGGACTAAAAAACGAATAACTCGGATTTGGCAATCCGGAAAATTAAAAACAAACCTTTTTGAACCCTTTAGTCTGTCTGCACGTGTCTCAGAAATCCTTCAGTTTCAAGGCATATTCTTCTTCTTTCTGTTCGGGAGTCTTGTATTGCAATTTCTTGTGCGGGCGTTTGGTATTATAGAAAATCATGTACTTGTCCACCGCACTTCGAAAGTCTGATTCCGAGCGATACTTGGTGCGATATAACTCCTCCCGTTTCATAGAAGCAAAGAACGATTCCATTACGGAATTGTCATACGGCACATGCGCACGTGAAAAGGAGTGTGTGATGTTCAGAGACCGCATATAATCATTCATTGTTTTGGATCGGTAGTTGCTGCCACGGTCGGTATGGAAAACCAAACTTGAATCCGGCTGACGTGCTTTATATGCAATTTGAAAGGTTGATTTTACAAGCTGTGTGCTGTTGGTCTTGCTGATCTTATATCCCACAACCATGCGCGAGAACAGGTCAATGATTACGCAGATATAATAAGCATTTTCGCCGTACTTGAAATA